CCGTATATATCGCATAGCGTAAGGCGTCTAAGGCGTGGTCGTCGACGTCGCTTCCGCCGACGTCGTCTTCCGTGTACGATAGGAATTCCCCGATTAGGTTTTCGCACCGGTCGGCGACAAGCAAGCCGTACCGGTCGTCGTGGTCGGGCTTCAAGCGGTGCCGCACTTCGTCGATACCGGGGTCGATATCCTTCTTTGCCTTCCCCGCACGCCAACCCGACGGCGGGTCTTCGATATTCGTAAGCGACGGCTTGCGGAACTTGCGGATATCCCCCGGTTCGTGTTCCGAATAAATCGTACCCTTCGGCTTGTCATTATCGGCTAACCACCGGATAGCGTCGGCGACGTGCGACTTCGATTCGTACCATTCGTCGACGACGATATATTGCCCGTAATCGGTGCGGGCGACTTCGATTAACACACGCGGGTCGGCCCAACCCGCGTCGTATCCGTATATCCGCCAATCCGACGACACCGATACCCGACCGTCGCCGACCGCTTTGTACCCGTCGTCGGTCGCCCGTAATTCGACCGTGTGTGCTTGCTTCGAAAAGGGGTACACTTGCCCTTCGGCGGCTTCGAACGCCCCGTGTAACGCTTGCCGCGACACCTTCGACGCCCCGTGCGTCCGACGAAGCCGGTCGCGGTCGTCACGGGACAGGAACGGGTTTTCTAACGACGACGCCGTGACGGTCTTCACCCGCGACCCTAACGGATTCCCATTTTCGTCTTCGTTCGCTTCTAAGATTTTTTGCGCGGGATTGTGCCCGTTCCCGGTGGTCGTCACGACCATAACGGCGGGCGGGCCGAAGTCGAACCGTTCGGTAATCGTCTTCCGAATCCCGTGTATCCGATTCGACTTGTAGTGTGCGAATTCGTCACACCACGCAAGCGAAAACTTCCCGCCCTTGTACCGGTCGGGCTTGTCGGCGGAAGCAAGCACGACCACGCTATCGTTAAAAAGCGTGATAGTGCCGTCTTGCTTTGAAAACTTCTTAACGATTGGCGAATTTTCCGGGTCGCCGTCGTACAAGAAGGGGTCTAATTCTTCGTGCGGTGCCCCCGGTAGTTCTTCGAATAGCACCGGGTACGTCGTCTTTTTCGCTTCCGCGTACGTCGTACCCATAGCAAGCGACCGCGTCGGGGCAAAGCGGGGGTCTAACGCGGTTTGCCATACGACGCGGGCACCCGTCACCGACTTCCCCGACCGGTAGCCCGCGACGAAGCCGACGATATCGTAATCGCCGGAATACACCGCTTGTATGGCTTCCCGTTGCGGTTCCCAAAACGCCCACGTGACGTCTAACGCCCCGCCGTCGAAGTCGACGACCCGCCCTTCGCGGCGAAGTCGTTCGACGTCGTCTTCGGATAGGTCGCCGACGCCTTCGGGAACGTATAGCGGCGTGCCGTCGGTCGCTTGAATCGTCGATACACTCATACGCTTAGTTCGGGATTCGCGGGTCGATAAGCGTGCCCGCTTCGTCGCGGTCGTACCGCCGGTCGGGGTCGACGACGAAGACCGAATCGGTCGAATGCTTCTTGCCGCACGACCCGCACCGGGCGACCGTGTCGGGGTCGTCGTCGCGGCGGTCGATAGGTTCGAACGACCCGCACCGATTACAGTTAACGCGTGATTCCATTAGGTGACGTTTAACGTTCGGATTGTTAAAGACTACCGGCAAGCACGAAGACGATACCCGCGACCGTCACGGCTTGAACGACGTCGCCGACGACGTACCCGAACGCGAAGTATGGTTGTTCGGCTTGTACGTCGGGGTGATCGGGGTATCCCGACGGCGTCACCGACGCCGACCGCACGCCGTAATACAAGCCGATTCCGAAGGCGTGCGATTCCGCCTTGTACGAAAACGCCCCGTCGCGTTTGGTGTCGGCTTCCGTCGACGCCCCGGCTTCCCGCACCCGACGTCGAAGCCAATCGAAGGGCTTCATTCGTTCCCTAACGCCTTGCGTGCGGCGGCGAAGGCCCCGCTTCCGAACGCCCATACGACGGCGGTAGGCATAGGCGTCGCGTGGGGGTCGTCTTGTTCGAACGAATCGTACGGCACTTTGACTTCGTCGTCGCGGTCAAAGCCGATCATAGACGTCGCGTCGAACCCGACCGCGTCGGCGGCAAGGCGGGCGGCAAGCCCGACCGGGGTAAGCACCGTCGTCGTCGCCGGGTCGTGGTCGGCTTCCGCGTATTCGCGTTCGACGGCGTCGACGATAGCGTCGAAGGTGTCTTGCGACGGGGCGTCGGCGTACGCGTCGGCACGGGCTTCCGGGGTTGGTTGTTCGAACGTTGATTCGTCGTCGGGGTTGGTGTGTCGCACCATATACTATCATTGGTCGGGGGCTACATAAGTGTATCGGTGTACTACAATCAAAAGCGTCGTGTAACCGTCGCGGGTTTCGGTCGATAGGAAACGCCGGGGCTTCGTTCCGCGACGTAACTATTCGTCGTTACTTCCGGGGTCGTCGCTTAGTTCGGACACCTTCGCGTTTAGCATACCGATTAACTTTCTTCGCGGGTCGCGGTCTTCGGCGTCGGCGACGGTGACTTCGGCTTCGATATACGCCCGTGCCCGGTCGACGCGGCGGATGCCCCGAACTAACGCCTTAAGCGTCGCGTTATTCTTGGTGGTTAGCATTTTCACCGCGTCGGCGAAGTCGTCGTCGTCGCGTTCGTGGTTGGAAATGATTCGTTCGTAATCGCCGCCGCCGGTGCCCGATTGGTGTGTCGACGGCACGTCACGACCCCCGTACCGACCGAATTAGTTCCTTCGTGTCGGGGTCTAATTGGGCGGGAAGTCCATCGTCGTCTTCCCCCGGCGGCGGCGTCTTCGGCTTCGGCGGGCGTTCGACGGGGTCGTCGAATTCATGCCCGCACTTGTGACACCGGAAGGGGTGGTCGAATTCCTGTTTGTCATCCGTTCGCCGGTACACTTCCCCGGCGACGTCACAACCGGGGCACGCGTACACGGTGTCGTCGTCAGGGTGGATATGTATGGGCATGGTTATCGCTTGCTTACGTAATTCCCCGACGGCGGATTGTCGGCGGGGTCGACCGCACCGCACACCGGGCACTTATACACCATTTGCGGGCCGTCACGACCGGGGGCTTGCGTTTGTTTCATTCCGTGGTGCCCGCACGCCGAACATTCCCGGTCGAATAGCCGTTTGTCGTCTATTGGCATAGTATATCTTCAGCCGTCTTTTTGATTGTCACGGCGTTCGGTTTGTAACCGTGTTTTTTCCGGTGACATTCCTTACACAATACGGTTATGTTTTGAAGTCTATTGTCTTCTTTGTCGCCGTTTATATGGTGTACGTCTAACCGTTCGAATGCTTCCGACTTCCCGCACGAATGACACCGCTTCCCTAACCACGCGACGATAACCCGTCTATAATTCACACTTCGGTCGTACGTTCCCAACAATTCCATTCCCTTGCACGACATTATTGGTACCCCTTCCGGTTTGTCTTGTCGCACCCGGTCGCTTCGACGGCTTGTTCGAACCGGTCTTCGGCTTCGTCGGCGATATCGTCGACGGTTTCGCCTTCGCCGCCTTCGACCGTTACTTCGACTTCGTTCCCGTCGAACCCGTTCGCCGCCGACGTACGCATATAGATACGGGCTTGATTCGTCGGCGGGTCGTCGTCGCCGGTATCACTCATTCGTCGGCCCCCGTGTCGTCGTGTTTGAATACGGCGTTTTTGCCCCACACGCTATCCGACACGACGAAGTTTTCGACCATGTCGGCGATTACCCCGGCGTCGACGTCTTCGGCGGCGTCGGGTAAGCGGCGTTCGACGTACGACCGCACGGCGGATTCGGCGGGTCGTGTCTTCGGGAAGCCCGTGTCGTGTGCTTCGACGTCGATCGACGGTGGGGTCGACCCGTCCGGCACTTCGACCGCGAAGTCGCCGCACCCACACGGGATACGCGTGCCGTCGGTCGCGTCTTTTATCGACCGAAGCCGGTCGCGGATAGCCGGAAGGATTGATAGCGTCGAATAGTTGGGTGGCACGTCGGCCCGGTGAATGAAGTGATTCAAGACGTCGGCCAATTCCCCCGGCGAAGCGTCGGGAACGAACACGTCTTCGTCGTCGGCGTCGGCGTCGGAGTGTGTTATACGTCTTGTCGTGCCCTTCGCGGCGTCGCTAACGCGTTCGTCGGTCGGCCCTTCCCACACGTCGACGTCGTCGTTTAGCCAACGTGCGGCGTCGCGTGCGGCTTCGACGGCGTCTTCTATGGCCGGCGACGTCGTGTCGCCGTCGGGTTCAATTTCTTCGGCAAGCCCGGCGACGATTTGGGCGGCGTCGCGGCGGTGAATGAAGTCGTCGGGAACGTGCCGGTATTCGACTTCGACGGGTTCGACGCGGGCTTCGATCGGGCGAAGCGATACGACAAGGTGGTCGTCGCTACATTCGACGACGCCGGTAATCTTCGCGTCGTTCCGGTCGACCAACCGTCGCACGGGCGTCGGAATCATGGGGTGCCCCATGCCTTCGTTTCGGGATTCGACCCGCACTTCGTACGTCGGGTCGTGGGGCTTTTCGCCCGGTGCGTGCGACGCCATTAGGTTCACCGTGACGTGGTCGCTATCGTCGGCGGTGTCGAACGCCGCCGTTAGCGCGTCGTGTAACGCTTGATTCGGGGCGTGGTCGTCGCGTTCGTGTTTCGTGTGGTAATCCCGTACGGGCGGGGTGAACGTGTCGTCGGGCATACCCGTACGGTGGTCGAACGGCGGAAAAAGCGTGCCGGTGGTCGACGAATTAGTCGTCGATACGACCGTCGTGCGTGACGCCGACCGCGACGTCGTTATCGGTAATCGCTTCTAAGTCGGATGCAAGCGATTGTTTGAGTACCCCGGCGACGTCGTCGACTTCGTCGTCGGCGACGCCTTCGACGTCGACCGTGTACGTGTGCCCGGCGGGGAATTCAATACGGGCACACTTGCCGACTTCGCGGTCGCCGCCCGAATACGACTTCGACACGACCGACCGTTCGTACACGGCTTCGACTTCGACGGTGCGGTCGCGGCGGGCGTGATACCCCCGAACGCGGTCGCCTTCCCAATCGACGTCGACGTCGTCTAAGCGAATCGTCTTCATGTTCCCCGACCGGTTCGAACGATATTGAACGGTGACGCTAACGCCGTCTTGAACGGCCCCGGTGACGGGTGCAGATTCGGGAAGGTCGACGCGGTACACGGCGTCGACGTCGCCGACGACGCGGTACGTGCGGTCGTCGCCGTATGACCACATACGCCCGTCGTCGGTGTATGCGTATCCGTCGCCGTCGTCGTGAAACGTGTACGCTTCGACGCCGTCTAAGTCGGCGGATTCGGGGAAGCGGTCGCGGTCGAACGACGACGCCGACGTCGCTTGTAGGGCACGCACGACTTTCGGGTTCCCGTGTCGCGTCGTGTATTCGAATTCGATCGCCGTCTTACCCGACGACTTCCGGCGGGAATCGTCGACAAGCGTTAGCCCGCGAAAGCGGGAATGCGTAAGGTCGTCTTCGTCGACTTCGACGCGGTGTTCTTCGTACGGTTCGGCGAATTCGCCTTCGTCGGTGTGTCGCACCATACACTATTATTCGTCGGGAGCTACATAAGTGTACCGGTGGGTTACAATCAAAAGGGTCGTGTAATGGGTTCCGGTTTCAGTCGATAGGAACCGCCGGGCGTTCGTTCCGCAACGTAACTATTCGTCGTTACTTTCGGGGTCTTCGGTGTCGGCTTCGCCTTCGTCGACGTCGGCGGGAAGGTCGACGGCGACGTGATTTATCGACACTTCGACCGGTTCGTCGGGGTCGCCCTTGTGGGTGTGTTCGTGTTCGCCGTCGATATTCAAGTCGACGCCGTCGGCGATTTTCTTGTACGTGTCGATAAGGTTCGCTAAGTGTGCTTCTTTCCGTTCGACCGCCTTGTCGTTGAACGCGACGAAGCGTTTGCCGGTCGGCTTGAAGTCGCGGGCGGTGCCTTCGCACGGCGACGGGTGCCCGCCTTCCATATCGAAGCCGGTACACGTGTCGGGAAGCTCCGACGAATCCGACTTCGTGTACGTCGTGCCGCATATCGGGCACACATACTTTTCGACTAATTCGCTTTCGGGGATTTGGTCGATAGCCCGGCTTAGGCGGGTGAATTCCCACCCTATCGAATTCTTTAGCATATCCGCCATATCGTCGATTGATAGCAAGTCGCCGTCGTCGCTATTCGGGTCTTTCACGACCGCGTTGAACACTTCGCGGTCGTCTTCGTTCATTCGTTCGCTAAACAGTAAGTGCCGGGCGTTCCCGTTTTGCCAACCCGTCGGCCCGCCGGGGCTTCCGCCGTGGTGCTTCCGACACGCACCGGTCGACCGGTCGCTTCCCCAACCGGCGGCAAGCAAGCACGCGTCGCCTTCGCCCCCACGCTTCCGCCCGTTCTTGTCGACCGCGTCGGTCTTCGGATACCCACATACCGGGTACCCTTTGTCGGGGTGTCGGGGCACGCCTTCGTCGTCGACGTCGACATTATCGCCGTATTCGTAATCCCACGCCATAGTTAGGTTAATGCTATTCGACCGGGTGAACGGTCGACGTCGCTACAAGAGTGTACCGGCGTCGGTGATAAAGGCGTGTCGGGCCGAACGGCCCAGAAAAGGCGGTCGTTAGTAGGGAACCGACAAGCGGTCGTCGGTGCCGTCGATACGAAGTCGAAGCGCGTCGCCGCGTCGGTCTTCGATTCGGGGAACGGGGAAGTCGGCGTCGGCAAGCCCTTCGCGGGCGGCTTGTGCGTCGTCTTCCGACCACGAAGCCGGAAGGTCGACGACGGTTTGCCCGGCGATAGCGACGACGTCGACCGGTTCCTTCCCGTGAACGTTCGCGTCGAACCACGCTTCGGTTTGTGTCGCCCAATACGTCGCGTTTTCGGCGTCGGTGTGTCGCACCATACACTATCATTGGTCGGGGGCTACATAACTGTACCGTTCCCTTACGTTATACTTAGAACGGCGTTATCGTATTCACGAAGACGCCGGACGCACACGGAACAAAACGGCTTCCGTTTCGTCGGCGTGTCGTCGTCGAATCGAATCGTATGGTACGTCGTTTCCTTGTCGTCGTCGCCGCACCGGTAGCACGTCGCCATAGACGCCCTACGCGGCGGCGTGACGAATAGTTTTCCCGTGGGGTTGATTGGTCGCGGTTAGGGAAGCCCGCCCGTGACGATCCACACGGCGGCGACGATAGCAAGCAAGACGATAAGCCCGACCACGACTTCGACCCATGGGAACGACGGACGGTCGGTCGACGGTGCCCGGCCCGCTTCGTCGGCGTCGCCGGATACGACGCGGTCGCTTTCGGTGTCGAAGTCGTCGCCGAAGACCCAACCGCATTCGTCGCACCACGGGCGGTCGGGTTCTAATGGTTCGCCGTCGAAGCCTTTCGTTAGTTCGCCGTCGGAACACGCGACGCACGGCATTCCGATTAGGTCGGCGTCGTCGACGGCGTCGTCGCCTTCGGCTAACAGTAGTCGGCCCGTGTCGGTTTCGGGCGGGCGGTCGAACCCGTCTTCGCCGTACGACCCCCACCCTTCGGGCGTCGATAGCGGGTCGAAGTGGTCGATATGGTCGGATTCGGCGATTAGTCGGACGAAGTCGCGGGGTGATAGTTCGCGGCGTTCGTACGATTGAATCACGGCCCGAAGCCGTTGTCGTTCCTTCGGGTCGTCGACGTCGTCGACCGCTTCTTGTAGGCCGTCGGGTATGTGATGGTACGCGGTGTCGCTTACGGGATTGTTCACCCACACGGCGAACGACCGGAAGGGCGTGCGGTCGTCTTCGTTACCGATTACGGGTGTCGATTCGTCGTCGTGGTTTCGCTTGAACCGGTCGTTTCCCGTCATGGTTCGGGAAGGTCGTTGTTCGGGTCGGTTAGGGTGACGTCTTCGACGGCGGGCACGGCACGGTCGACGTCGGCGTCGTTCACCTTCGCGGCGTACGTTTGTGCGGCGTGCCCGGTGACGAAGGCGTGTCGGGCGGTGACGGCGTCGCCTAAGCGTTCAAAGGGTACGTACACGGGTTCGTCGCCCGCGTCGACTAACGCTTCTAACTGATTGGCGAAGTCGGTCGGCCCCCGGTCGTCGACGTACGCGACGCGTGTGTCGTCGGCGTCTTCGACGCGTTCGTTCATTCGGCGAAGGATCGACGCGACGGTTTCGGCTTCGTCGTCGGATAGGATTACAACCACGTTCACCGCCCCCGGTCGTCGACGATAGCGGCTAACGCGTCTTCGATTTGATCGACGGTGTCTTCGGGTACCCTTGCGTGTATGATAGGCATACAGGAATACGGTAGTGCCGACGGTCGTAAAAGCGTGCCGGTGATTGTCGTTCGTGTCGTTCGTGTGCGGCTATGAACCGTATGTCGCTATACTAATCGCTTAGTAGTTCGACGCCGTCGTCGTCGGGGTCGACCGTGTGCCCGGTATCGTCGTCTTCGTCGTCGCTTAGAATCACGCCGTCGTCGCCCGCGACGATTATGTCGAAGCCCCCGTCGGTTTCGACCCGTCGAAGCGTCGAATCCCATGCGATTGTGACTAAGAAGCCGTCGTCGTCTTCGACCGATAGCGTGCCGGCCCCGTTCCGAACAAGACGGTTCCCGTCGACGTCGGCGATTTTAACCGTCGACCCGACTTCGTCGCCGTCTAACGTGTGAATCGTCGCGTCGGTGACGGTGCCGGTGATAGTTCCGGGTTCGTCGCCCGACAGGGGGGTCGCTTTGAATTCGACCGTGTCGCCTTCGCTTAGGTCGTGTGCGTCGGCGTGTGCGGCGTCGTCACCGCCGTCGGTGCGAACGGTCGTGTCGTCGTCGGCGGCGTCGATAGCGTCGACCCGACCTAATTGGTCGAAGTGCCGAACCGACGGCCCGGTCGACTTCGACACGTAACACGGGTTCGACCGCGTCTTGTTCACGCCGCCCGTCTTGATACGGTACAAGGTGCCGGCGTATTCGCTATCGGGGTGGTTCGTGCGGAATTCAAGACGGAAGCGGTCGCGGTTCTTACCGTGCGACGGTTCGCGGGTGACGTCGGCGACCGTGACGTATCCGTCTAAGACCGTGACTTCGTCGGGTTCGCGTAGGGTGTGCCGCGACTTGTGTGCGTACGGCACCCGAATATGGTCGCCTTCGCTAAGGTCATCGACGACGTCGATTAGGTCGTCGAAGGTCGGCGGGGTTTCGGCGGGCGTTTCGTCGTCGGCTTCGTCGGTGTGTCGCACCATACACTATCATTAGTCGCGGGCTACATAAGTGTACCGGTGCCCGGCAAGTGTGTTACATCACACCGGAAGCCGGGGCTTGCGGGCGTATTCCCCGCCAATCGTATGATACGGCGAAAAGTAGGGTGACGACGCCCCGAAGTCGGTAAGCGTCGATTGGTCGGTGTCGGTAAAGTCGTATTCGTCGGGGTCTAACGACACCATTTCGACGAAGTCGGCGGCGTTTACGTGATACGACCGGATCGCGTGGGGTTCCGGCGTCACTTCGTCTTTGTACCCCGACGCGGCGTCGCGGTCGACTTTGACGCGGTACACGTCGGAATCGGGGCACACCGGGGCGTGTCGCCGCTGGAAGTCGTCGATTGTTTCTTCGTCGGTCTTCCAGCCGTATTTACCCGAACGCAAGACGATTAGCGATTCGGCTTCGGGGAGATTCGGAAGTACCGCCGCGACGGTTAAAGCGACGCGGTCGGGTAGTGATATGTCGGTTCGAAGGTCGTCGTACGTCTTTGGGGCACGGGGCATGGTTAGTCGTCGGGTTCGTGGTCGGCAAGTATGTCGCCGATTCGGTCGAAGGCGGCGTCGCGGTCGCCGTCGGCGTCGATTGTTTCGACTTCGTAGCCGTTCACTTGTACGCGGTACCCGTCTAAGCTGAAGTCGTCGAATACGGCGAAGACGTGTGCGGTCGCCCCGGTGTGTATCCGGGCGTCGGGGTCGGGGTCGTGCCGGAAACTAATTATGTCGCCTTCGATCCAATTCACCCGCCATTTTCCGGGGGCGGGGTATTCTTTGCCGTCGTGTGTTTCGGTTTCGTGTTTCATTGTTGTATTCCGTTAGTCGCGGCGTCGGCTAATCGAAGACCGACGTATCCGTATGTGAAAACGAAGCCGCCCCCGACGATATACGCGACGTGTGTGCCGCCGTGCGTCGCCGCTAACGACGTCGCCCCGTATCCGACGGATAGGGCACCCGCCGCGACGAAGACGTATAGGCACGCCATTACGACGCCGACGACGGGCACGTCGGGAACGGTCGGGATTCGGTCGCGTAAGCCCGACGCGTGGTCGGCGAACGAACCGAAGTGGTCGAAGTCGGGGCGAAGGTCTTTGCGGTCGCCCGGCGGTTGGTCGTCGACGTCGTCGGTGCCGGGGTTCGTGTCGACCTTCCGGTCGATTGGTCGGTCTTCCGTCGCCATTATGTGTCTGTATCGACGCGTGGGGCTTGCATAATTTTGGTGTCGACGACGTCGTTCCGGGTTGTCCAAAGGTGGTACGGCACTTCGGGGCCGGTGACGATTCGCACCGTGTCTTCGTCTAATAACCCGACGACGTCTTTCATGTATTCGTTACCTTGCCGGCACACGACTTCGTCTTCCGGCGGTTCTTCGTTCCATTCGAACGCGTCGGATTCGTGTACCGCGACTTTCCCGGCGTCGATGTCGCTGGCCCCTTCGATAACGAACTTGCGGTCGTCGCCGCCCATGCGGAAGGTAGCGACCGACGTGTTCATGTCGACGATTTGTACCGCCCGATCGAACTTTTCGACGGGCATGGTTACGTCGACGACGTACGGAATGTCGTCTTTCACGGGCGGCACTTCGGACGGCGACCCAGTCACCGATTCGGGGTCGACGCCCGCCATATTGTAATCGACGTCGTCGGCGTGAAAGTCCCACTTGTACGTTTCCCAATCCCACCCGAATTCGACGGGCACGGCGTCGATAGCACCCAATAGGTCGTCGAATGTTTGCCCCGACACGCCCGACGCGAATTCGCCGTCGATGTCGAAGTGTTCAAAGTCTTCGGCGGCGACTTCTTGCCGGATTAGGGCGACGTTTGCGGGGTCCCTAACGACGCACTTGAAGCCGTCGGGGTGGAATTCGAACACGCCTTCGTTGTGCCCTATGTCGTTCACACCGTCGACGATTGTTTGCCACACGTCGCCGTCGGTTATCGTTTCGACTGTCGTTTCTGTGGTCTTCGGTTTCGCTTCTGACATAGTTAGTCGGTGTCGCTTTTGGTGTCGGGTCGGTCGACCCGCCGACCCCTTGCGGGTCGGATATGACACGGCCCGGATTCGAACCGGGGTCGACCGCCCCAAAAGCGGTCGTGATTGGCCGCTACACTATGCGACTTCGTATGGTGGTATCACCGACGCCCGTAAAGGCGTGCCGGTGGGTTATTCGCCGTCGGTGTCGTCGGTGTCTTCCGACGATTGTTTCGCCGCTTGTTCGAAGACGCGGCTAACAAGCCCCTTCGATTCGCGGGCTTCGATTCCCAATAGCGACGATATCACGGCCCGCTTTTTCGACGCCCCGCCGTGGTCGGATTGGGCGACCATAAGCACGCATTCGACGAATTCCTTGTCGGTATCGAACGCGACGACGCGGTCGGCGTCTTCGAACCGGGCTTCGACGTCGGAAAGCCGGGCTTCGACGCCGTCGACGTACCGTTCGACGTCGGCGAAGCGTTCTTCGACCGCGTCTTCCGGCGGGTCGTTCTTGTACGTCATTCGTCGCCCCCTTCCGCCGTGTGGTACGCGGGAACGAAGGCGTATGCGTCTTCGGCGATAGCGGCGATAAGGTCGCCTTCGGACGGGGTCGGCCCGACGTCGACGTCGTCGCGGTTGGCGGCGATTATCTTCAAGCCGTTATACGGAAGCGCGTCGTCGGTCGCGGCTTCGAACGACGCGACGCGTTCACGCACGGGGATATCGCCCCGACCGAATTCGACTTCGATACCGCTACCGTCGCCCGCCGCGTCGTCGTCGGCGACGGTGATCGTAGCGACGTCGCGGGTGTCGGTGTCGTCGGGGTCGTCGGGTTCGTCGAAGTCGTCGACGTCGTCGGCGTCGTATAAGTCGAATTCGTCTAACGGCACGTGGTTCGACCGCGTTTCGGCTTCGTCGTCGCTAATGGGTTCGCCCCGGTCGACGACGTCGAACTTGCCCGCCGCCGCGTAATCCGACGCCCATTTCGGAATATCGGGGTCTTCCGACTTCGCCTTCGTGCCGGTCGTGAATATCACGCGGGTAAGGTACGCGTACCCGATAATGCCCGGTCGACCGTCGCCGCACCCGTGGGGGTGAACGACCCACACGCGGGTACGAAGCGGTTCGACGGCGGGCGGTTCTTGCCGGTCGGATATCGGGATTTTGAGGTTAAGCCCGCGTTCCCGGCATTCGTCGATATAGTCTTGCGGCGTCGCGTAATTCGTCTTCCCGACCGACATTAGTAGGTCGGTCGCTTGTGCCGACGTGATATCGCCGTAATGCTTCCCGTCGAAGCCGTACCGCGAAAGGCGTTCGTGGTGGTCGGTGATATCTTCGGCGGGCGTGGTCGTGCGACCGTCGGCGACGTAATGCTTGTCGAACGACGTGCCGGGGAAGCCGACGTATCCGGGGATAATCGCACCCTTGCCGTTATGTTCCCGGTATTCGACGGGGTCGTCTAATTCGACGAAGCGGGGTATTTTGCCGTCCGGCCCCGATAGGGCGGTGACGTCCGACCGCACGTACGCCGCGTTCGGGTTCAAGTGCCCACACCCGCGTTCGCGGTTATCGACGGTTTCACGCCCGTCGTCGGGCCGTCCCTTGTCTAACTTTTCTTCGACCGCTTGTCGTAATGGGTTTGTCATGGGTCGGTGTCGCACCCGGTAATCGCTACTTACCCCGGTCGTATAAGCGTGCCGGTCGTTACCTTGCTTGTAGGTTTGGCTTTACCGCCTTCGTGTGTGGGTCCGTGTGCGACGCGTGACGCCGTCGCTTGTCGGAAGGTGGTATCGGTCGCGTTTGGAAAAGAAGCGTCGCGTGCCGTGCGTGTGGCGGCGTGTCGACCCTATCGGGCCGATAGTTCTTCGGTGCTTCCGCGAAGGTCGGTGCGGTACCGGTCGGGGCACGCAAGGATTAGGTCGACATTCGTTGTCGTATTCCACCGGCTAAGTTTCACGGTGTACGTGTGCTTGTACGCCTTCAATTCGCCCCCGCACCATTCGCACCATACACTATCATTCGTCGGAGGCTACATAACTGTACCAGTGGGTTACAGTAGTGGTTAGTATTTCCCGAAGTCGGCGTACCGGACGGGTTCCCCGGACCCGTCGTACCATTCTTCGAAGGTACACGCTAACGATATCGGCACTTCGACCCATTCTTCGCCCCGCTTCTTGCGGGCGTCTTCGGCGACGTCGTCGGGCTTCCCGTCGGCAAGCACGGCGACCGGGTCGAAGACGTATATCCCGTCGCGTAAGCGAAGGGCGATTAGGGCGTCGCGGGTTTGGGCGTGCCCGGCGACCCGCTTCATTATCGACGTCTTCCCGCCCTTCGGCGGTGTCTTCCGGGCGGCACATACGAACGCTTGCCCGTCGACGTCGACGCGGAACGCCCATTTACCGACGTCGTCTTCGTACCACGCTTCGACCTTCGTGCGGCGTGCCTTGAAGAATTCCGCAAAGTCGGCTAATACACTCATAGGCGAACCACCGCGACGCCGTTCGGTTCCCGTACGACGACCCGTGCGGTCGACAACGGCGAAGTCACGACGGCCCGTTCGCCAATTAGGTACATACGGTCGTCGACGACGCCGTCCGGTGCTTGCCATACGGGGCGGTTGGCGACCATAACTGCCGGTTCTAACACGGTGTTGGGCGATTCACGCCGGGCACGGTCGTCGTACCACGCACGCACGTCGTCGACGACGTCGGGCGACGTGTACCACATGGATTCGGGAAACCCTTCGTTAGCGACCGCTTCGGCGGCGTCTTCGCATACACGCATATCGAAGCCGTCGCTTTCGAAGTGGTGCCCGGCGTCGGCACGGATAGCACGAACCGCTTGTCGGTCGATTTGTTTCCGAACGTCGGGCGGTGTGATATCGCCGCGTGTCGTGACGTCGTCGATTAGGTCGTTGATATCCGACGGAAGGTCGTCGCTTCCCTTGCGATTCATTATACCATGCCCCCGTCTTTGTTCGTGTCGTCGTTCGCGTACGGCCATACCGCGACGTCGACACCGCAAAACGGGCAAAACGCGGGAACGGGGTCGTCGCTTCTGAATTGGAATGATTCGCGGCACGACGGGCAAATATATATCGTCATGGTTCGACACCCGCTTCGACAAGCCGGTCGATTAGGTATTCGCGTTTGGGTGTTTGCCCGACGTCGATTCCGTTCGACCCGGCAAGTTCCTTTAGCCGATTGTAGTTCAAGGATTCAAGCCGTCGGCGGATATCCCACCGTTTCACGTCTTGGGACCGGGCGTTCACCGCGTGCCGTGACATACCGACGGGGTCGCCCGCTTCGGCTTGCGTGACGTCTAAGCGGTTCCGTTTGGCGGCGACGTACACGACGCCCGCCGCGACCGCCTTTGGGTCGCACCGTCGCACCCACCCGTCGTCGGGGTCGATAGCGTTCGCCATTTCGGTCGCGTCTTCCCGAACCGATCCGGGCACGTGCCCGTCGATACCGGCGAAGATACGGTCGACGATATCCGCAAGGTCGTCGCGTGTGACGCCGTCGCCGTCTTCGCCCGCCCGGATAATGTCGCGGTAGTGTCGGCGAATAATCGTCGTCGTGACGTCGGCGACTTCCGCGACGTCTTTTTGGTCGACGTCGACGTCGGCGACTTCCGCGACGTCTTTTTGGTCGCCGTCGGTGACGACCGACGCCGTGTACACGACCGACGCCGCGTACACGACCGACGCCGCGAACGCCGACGGTGCCCGACCGTTCGATAGTCCCGCGTCGACCGCGTCATCACACAAGTCCAAGGCCGTTTCGCGGAAGTCGTCGGGCAAGCCTAAGTCGTCGACGTACCGGTCGACGTACCGGCGTTCGATACCGTCGACCGACACGTCGAACGGTAGCCCGTCGACCATACGCCGCATATCCTTCATAATCCGATTCGCTTCGACGCCCGACGCGTCGGCTATTTCGGCGGGCTTTACCGGTTCGCCGTGAATCCGAACGGCGGCGTACACGGTCGCGGGAACTCCCGCGTCGGCGTACCCACCGTCGTTTTCGATTTGCGGGTACAATTGGTCGGCGGCGAACGCGGCGACGGATTCCGGTAAGCCGACTTCGTCGGCTAACACCCGAATCGCTTGTCGCGGTTCCGGGGCTTCGTTTACACTCATTCCATCGAATGCTATGCAGGTGGGGAATAAAAGCGTGCCGGTGAACGACACCGAAGCGGGACGGGGCTACCGAACGCCGACCGGCGTGCCCGTCGCGTCGTTCTAATCGAAAAAGTTGTCGAAGACGTCGCCCTTTTCGACGTGCCCGGTTTCGTCTTCAAGCACGAACACTTCCCCGACGTCTTCGCCGTATGCGTCGATTCGTTCTTCCCGTTCGGCTTCGGTGTGTGCGATTACGACTTCCCACGAATCGTCGCGTTTCCGTTTCACCGCCTTCGCGTGATACCGTTCGAAGATACGTCGAAGCAAGTCGTCGCGGGCACGTTCCCCGAAGTCCCACGCGTCGTCGACCCACGCCCGGAACGCACCCGGCGGGGCGACGATTGGCATTTCGGGCACCTTTTGGGAACCGTACCATTCGACCTTTTTCGACTTCGGTGCCTTCGCGTGGGGTTTGTCGACGACTTCGTGGTCGTTCTTGCCGTGTTCGTCTTCGGTTCCATTCGTGCCGTGTGTGTGTGCGTCGGCGTTCGAAGTCGAAGGGTCGGGGGTGACGTCGACCCCGCCGTCGGCTTCGGTAAGTTGTGCCTTGATTGTAGCGACGTCGTTTTCGATTCGGGCTAATGCGTCGGTCGGGTGGTCGGCTTGAAGGTGGTTCCGTAACGCGGTTTCGACTTCGTCGGCGGTGACGCCCCGCGTACGACCATGCTTGTTTTCGACGTACGACTTGAAGTCTTCCCAAAGGTCTTCGTCGATACGAACGCCGATTTTCTTCTTACTTCCCATGACGATTCGACGGTTACGCTATGGTAATATAAGCGTGCCGGTGTACCCTTATGGTTCCAATTAATTACTTACTTACTATTAATTTTACATAAGTAAGTAAGTAATAAGGGGTGGTCGAAGACCACCCCTTCGGGCGGTGCAAGGCACCGCCCTATTGCGATTATAGGGTAATTACCGCGACGGTCTAACGTAACCGTCTAAACCGCAATCGCATTTTCAAAAACGCTTTGCACACACACACCGCTTCGGCACCGTTCCGACCGCCGACCGTTCCGGCACCGTTCCGACCGCACCCACCGACACGCTTTCGTCGGTACCGTCGAACGTTCGTGTATGTCTAATTCGAAGGGCGACCGTTGGGAACGACATTACGTGAACGCGCTATCGGCGACCGACGCCGACGACGACCGGAAGGATTACGAACGGGTCGGTATCGACGACTTCGCGTTCGTTCGGCACTTTACCGCCCTTCGGCTTCCGGCGTCGGGTGCGGGTCGTGTCGCCGACCTTCCCGACATACACGTATGGCTTCGGACGGGGCCGGAAGTCGATCAATTCGCGGCGGAATCGAAAGCCGGTGCCGATAGGGTTCGACTAACGAACGACGAAGTGTCGGCACTTCGCCGGTACGCCGAAGACACCGGGGCGGAACCGATCGTCTTCGTTCATATCGACTATACCGGCGACTTCGTCGTTCACGTCGACGACCTACATTCGACGTCGAAGGGGTACACATTCACGAAGCACCGCGACGTCGACGACGCCGTGACGTTTGCGGAATGGGCGAAACAACCGCTTACCGCTATCTAATCGTCGCTTTCGTCTTCGTTAGGTTGGGTCTTGCCGCCGTCGGGGGCTTTCGGCCCGGAACCGTCGCCGCGAAAAATGATACCGTCGACGTTTGCTTTGTTCGCTATCTTTTCAAGAAGCCGGTAATTGCGGTCGGTCTTCCCGTCGATACTTTCGACCGCGTTTTCGACTTCGACCATACGTTCGGCTAAGTCGTTTTGCTTTGTTTCGATATCGTTGAACCGGTCGGACGTCATTTCAAGGTGCCCGTCGCCCATATCGCCGCCCGCAAGGGCGTCGTATGCCGGTTTTCCATAATTGTAGTGCCGTATGGTAAGCCATACTAACCAACTAAAAATCGACCCGAAGGCGAACACTATCGCCCATAATGCGAAGTCGCCGACGATTGATTCGGTAAGCATAGTATGCTTACCCTAATCAGGGTCGCGGGGTCGAAAAAGGTTCGCGGTCGACGTCGCCGATTAGAAGTCGGATTCGTACGTGTCGACGACGTCGTCGGGTACCGAATCCCGCACCGACGCGAAGACCGAAAGCGGGTCGGCACGCCCCGGCGGTTCCCATTCGTCGTCGGGTACCGTGTCGACCGCGTCGTCGTCGAACGCCGCGACGACGTCGTTGATTGGTTCGTCGGTGTCGATACGACCGAACGCCTTGCCGTCGTACGTGATTATCATAGTTGTTTGTAAGATTCGTGTAACGAATCTTCGATTATCGTTCGAATGTCGGCTTCGACCGCGTCTTCGCCGTGTTCGTTTTCAATCGCCCGCTTCATATCGGCGTACACGTCGCCGATATCGACTTCGATTGTTTCGGTTTCGGGCATATTATAGCGTGGTGCTTGCGTCGCCGTTTTCGGTTAGCGACCCGTTGATCGTTAGATTCCCGCTTGAATCTAACTTCATTTGATTACCGCCGAACGATACGACGAATTCGCCCGAAGCGGCGGTACCACCGACGCCGATAACGATTCCGTCATCACCGCCGACGGTGTTATCCGCACCGACGACGATACCTTGCGAAATGGAATCTTGAATCGTATTGGAGTGCCCGATAAGCGTGTTCCAACCCGTCGAACCGGGGTTCGTACCGTCGCCTATGGTGTTATTATCGCCGACCATTACGTTAGCATACCCGCCGAAGTCGGGGCCGTATTCTTCGTTCCCTTGCCCGATTACGGTCGCATTAATCCCCCGTGCGTTCGTGTCGGGCTTGTCGGACCCCGACGACAAATACGTACCGATAACGACTTGATTATCGTTTTGTGCCGACACGTTTCGACCGATAGCGACCGACCGTTGATTCGTGACGGTGACGTTATTCCCGACGGCGATTGAATCGGTCGCTTGTGCTTCGGTCGACCCCCGAACGCCAATCGCTAAGGCACCTTCGCCGCTTACCGACGGTTCGCCGCCCGCGATGGTTTTGATTGGTGCGACGGTCAATACGTCCGTACCGCTTTGTCTTTGTAATCCCATTTTTCTTAATCGCTAACTTCTATGCCGGTGGCATAAATTTCACCCGCGACGCTATCCGTGTTCACTATACGAAGCCGGTGGTTATTCGATTGGCTAACGATTAGCCCGTTATCTTGCGAATGCCAACCGCCCGACGACGGGGCGAACGTGTCGACAAGCACGGATACTTCGAACGTTCCGTCGTCGTTCGGGTCGCTTTCGCGGTACACTTCGACGTCGACGTCGCCGCCGAATTCGGATACTTCCGCCGCACCCGTTTCGGTCGACGACCCGTCGACGATAAGTTCGCCCCCGCCGGAAGCGACCGAATCCGACGCGGTGTGATATGTGTCGTTTAAGGCCATTCCTTACACCGTGTTCCTTCGGGCTAATACTTGTGCTTTTGGTGCCGTGACGCCCGACGCCGATTCGATTTGTGACGCGTTCGATTCGTACGAATTCAAGCGGGCAAGCGATTGGGCAAGTTCCGGGTCGGAATCCAATATCGACGGGTCGACCGACACTTCGACCGCACCCGCCGACGTCGACGACACGTCTAAGCCGTCGCCGAAGTTTATCGTATCGGCTTCCGGTTCGATAACGTTCCCGTCGTCTTGTACCGTAATCGTCGTCGTGACGGAATCGGCTAACTTCGAATCCGTCACGGCCCCGTCGTCTAACTTCGCCGTCGTCACCGCTCCGTCTTGAAGGATAGCGGTAGCGACCGACGCGTCGATTAGTTGGTCGCTTCCCACGGCGTCGGTCGCTATTTGCCCTTGCCCGGCGGGGAATTCGACCGCCGGGTGCGACCGCCAATTCAAGACGTCGTCGGCCCCTATCGACGTCACGCCGTGACCGACCGTCACTAACGCGATAAGAAGCCCGTCGACGGGCGTATCCGGCGGTTCCGGGTTCGGCGACGGTGTGCCTTCGACGACGGCGTACGCGGTCGCACCGTCGTCGTAATACACTAAGTCGACCCGACGGTCGTCGACGCCGTTCGACGTCGTCGTCGGCCCCGACGATAGCGTGAACGACGCGGCACCGACGTCGTTCGAATCGCCCCCGTACCGCAAGCCGGTCGCCGACGATACGTCGATATTCATTCCCGACGCGGTCGACACTTCCGCGTCGCCGTCGTTTTGTATCCCATTCCCGACGAAGGCTTCGGATATCGCTTCTAACAGTGCCCCGTGAAAGGTCGACCCTTGCGGGGCTTCATAGCGGTCGGCTTGTGGCATACAAATCCGTTCCCGCCGCACCTACAAAGGGATTTGCGGCTAAAATGAGGTTTCCGCCGACACGACTTCCGGCTTTGAGTCATCGTCGTCGAACGTGCCCGTCGTGCCGCCCGAATACACGGTACGCCCGACGACATCTAAACTAAAAATCCCGCGACCGGCTTGCGTGTGAAACGAATGCGACCACAATTCTTCGGGCGGGTCTTTGTCGGTCGCACAAATCACCTTCTTATCGCCGCACGAATAGATAAAGCCGTTTTGTTCTTGTACCGAAGAAACGAACATATCCGACCCGTGAAAGTCGTGGGAATACAAGAAGTCGCCCGTGTAGGCTTCTAACACACCGACCTCGCCGTACGAAGTCGGATAATATACACGCCCGACGTCGGAATGTCGTGCGGCGACTATCGTCGGCGCGTTATCTTCGGAATCGGTTAGCGGGCTTTCGTGTTCCCATAGAACCGAACCGTCGGATTGGTCATAAGCACGCACGAACCCGGTATCGTCGGCGATATACACACGACCGTCGCCAACCGACCCGCCGCCTTGATAGCTGTCGGTGGATGGGTTTATTTTCCATACTTCCGAACCGTCGGCTTCGGCTAACGCGACGACATATTCGCCGCTGGAAGACGCGGCGAACACGCGGTCGGCGGTAGCGACCACTACCGACCCGCCGGACGTGACGTCGTCGTAAGTCCATATCGCCGACCCGTCGCTTTGCGATACCGCACGCACGGCGTCGGTTCCGAAGTCGAAGGTCTTTCCCCAATAAAGCCGACCGTTTTCGGCGTCTAAGGCACGAATGAATTTCCCGTCGTAATAGTCGACCCGCCATTCTTCGGTCGGCGTGCCGCCCGACGGGTCTAAGGCGATAATCGCCCCACCTATGGTCGATATGAAGACGGTGTCGTTATCGACCCGTATCATAGACACTTCCCTTTCGGAAGCGTCGCCTTGATACACCCAATTTTTGTTTGCCCGTATCGGCCCTTCCCGAATCACGCCTAAACGAATGAGTTTATCACGGAAGTTAGGCATACGCGAAGCGACGGTGCGACGGTCTAAGAAGGTTCGGCGTTAGATAAACCGAATCGATAGGTCGGTCGTGAATGCGCTTTCGTCGTCGACGGTAATGTCGCGTATGTCGGTCGCCCATAGTATCGTATCGTCGTCGTCGACGACCGCGACCGCCGTGATTATTCCGGGGGTGAACGATTCCGGCGGTTCGCCCGCCGCGACCCGACCTTCGACCGACACCGAATTCGTTTCCCGGTTCGTGACGGCTTCGGTTTCGAATTCTTCGTTTTGAACCGTCGTCGCGGATTCGTCGGGTTCGTCGCCGCTAAGGAACGAATAGCGTTTTAGGATATCCGAAACCGTTTCGTTTGCGATAGCCGAAGCGATTCGGGCTTCCCCGGAATCGGGGAAGACGGCACTTCCCTGACCCGACCCGACTATATCGAATTCGACGGTGACACGTACGTCTTCGGTCGGTGAAAACGACGCCGTCGCGGTCGACCGGCTTAGAAGGGCGTTCGACGATAGGTCGACCGACGCTTCGACGTCGACACCCGCGACGTCGGTGCTATCGAACACGCCGCGAACTTGTATCGTATTCCCCGACACCGACACTTCGGGGCGTGTCGTCGATTGCCGGTCTTCTAAGGCGGTGTCTAATCGGTTCGCGTCGCCGTCGCCGAATCCGTACCCGACGGCGTCGACGGTGTCGGTCGTGACTTCGGAAACGATTCGGGCGACGTCTTGAAGCCCGGCGTCTAACGCGGCTTCGCTTTCGATAGTGTCGTCGGCGTCTTCGAACGCACCCCGGTCGTCGCCGAATGTTCCCCGACCGAAGCCTTTCGATTCGTCGGGACTTCCGGCGACGATTTGGTCGCCCGTGTCGCGTCGTTGTACCGACGTCGTCGGAACGACTTCGACGCGGGATACCCCGAAGAAAAGATTACGTTCGGCGTCGGCGTTTAGTTCGACGAACCGACCGACCGTGTTCTTGATTCGCCGACGGTTTTCGGCGGCGAAGTCGTTTATCGAATCGACCATACTATATCGACGTCGTACCGGATAATGATATTTCGGTCGTACGCGACGCGTTCTTCGACACGCCGCCGACGACGAAGTCGCCGTCGACGCCTTCCGACGGGTACGTGATTCCCATTAGCATACCCGGCTTTACGTCGTCGGCACGGGGGTCGGCGACGGTGACGGTGATAGCCGAATCTTCCCACGCGTTATCGTTGAGGTATCCGCGTGCCCGACGCTTCGCTTGTTCTTCGGTGATTAGGTCGGGGTTATCTATGGGTTCTTGCTTCGGTACTTCGGCGTTATAGAATTGTATCGAAGCCGTGTCTTCGAACGACACTTGTATGTCGCCTTTCCCTTGAACGGTGACGCGGTTCCGTACGTCGTAATCACGGTTTACGCTAATGTCGACGACGTCGACTTCGGTGCCGTTTTCGTCGATATCGAACGGTGCCCGAACCGCCCCCGACGGCTTATATTCAAGCGTGTTCGTTTCGGTGACGAAGCCGGTGTATCCGTCTTCGGTAGCGAAGCGGTCGACAAGTTCTAACACCGACGCCGATAGGCGACGCGTCGTCGTGAACGACGTGTCTTCTATATCGGTCGTCACGCCGACGTCGCGGTCTAACAACCGGAAGCGAACGGCTTTCGCGTGGTCGATAGCGAATGCACGGTTTTCGGGCACGGTGCCGTTCGGTATGACTTCATACCGAAGTTTTCCCGGCGTGTGCCCGGTCGTGACGGTCGCGTCTTCGACCGGTAGTTCGTACAAATCGAATTCCGACACGCCGGTCGTGTCGGGTTCCCATTCGTACCGTATCCCGCCTTCGTCGGTTATCGAAATGCGAAGGTCGAACACGCCGCCCTGATTGTTAACGATTATCCGGCTATCAAGTCGGAAGAACCGCCGTTCGGGGATTAGCGACGGGTCGAAGTCGTATTCGGCAAACACCGGGTCTTCGGTATTCGTTTCGACGCCGACGTATATCACGTCGAAACCGAACTTGTGTAATTCGGTGGGTGTGTTCGATAGTTCCAAATCGACGCCGTTCGACGACCACCCCGACACCGACGACCCCTTGTGTACGAATTCGGTCGTTACTTCGGGGTCGCGTTCCTTTTCGACGGATTCCCGAAGCACTTCCGCGTTCGTCATTTCGATAAAGGGTCGGTCGACGTTTATGTATTCAAGTGCCCCCGATTTGGCTTCGACTTCGACGTCTAATTTTAGATTCCGCTTCGACGTGTTCGACGGCTTCCCGTTCACTTCGCCCGACCACACGGTTTCGCCGTCGGATTGGCGAACAAGTTCGACGGTCGAACCGGGTTGGAACAGCGTACGGTTCGCGTCGGTGTTTGCGACGGTGACGGTCGCCTTTCCGATTCCGCCGTCGTACGAATCGGCGTACGATATGTCGATAACTTGCGTCGCTTGAATCCCGTCGACGATTACGTTTTCGACCATTACGACACCCACGCGTCTAAGTAAGTCACTTCGACGGTTCCCGTGTACGTTCGGGCCTTCCCCGACGTCGTGTCTTCCGTCACGGCTAAGTTCGTAATCACGGCGTTAAACGTTCGCCCGTCGTAATACAATTGGTCGAATCCGTTCGACGATGTCCACCCCCATTCTAACGCCGCCCGTTCCAATTCCCACCGGAAGCCGTAATCGTCGCCTTTGCCGTACGTTCCCGAATTCCTTTCCTCGCCCGATTCCAGGAAGGGGAGGGAGAGGGAGAGGGGAAAGGTGCGAAGGTCTAAGA